CCTGCAGCGCGCCAACGATGCGTGAGCCGCGCGAGAGACGATAGCTACCGGCCTGGTTGGTGATCGCCGCGGTATAGACGTCATAGGTCCCGGCATCGGACCAACGCACCAGCAGGGGATCGATGGTGCCAGAGCCCATGATCGGCTCACTGCCAAACAAGATCACCTGCGCCTGCGGCATGGCGACGATCATGCCGTTATTGATCTGCGGCGCGGTCGCCGACGCACCCGCGGTCGCCACGCCGACCGGATGCAGAAACGGGCCGTTGGCGATCGGCGGGTGATAAACCTGCAGCGGACCACCCGAGGCCACGACGAGACCGTCCTGCCCGAGGTTGGCGAGAAACCAGGAGGACGTCTGCGGATTGCCCAACGGCAACGGAGCGCCAATGCCGATCACCGTGCCGATCGTAGAGGTGAGCGTGCCGGAGGTAGGATGCGAAGCCGTGCATCCTTCGTAAACCTGATGATTGGTGCCGCCGGCGCCGTCGCCCGTCCCCAGCGCTCCCATCGCAAACGTGAAATGATCTGCGTCCGACACGCTGGCCACGGTCACCACGGTCCCCGCCGGCGCCGAGAAATTCACCTTCTCCCAGATGCCCACCGCGCCGGCCTGGACTTTCGTCGCCTGGTTGAAGGTCACGCGGCTGCCGGCGCTGAGCCCATGCGACGGCCAGGTCACCGTTATCCCGTTGGCAAAGTCATTGGTCAGCAAGCGCACGCCGTAGACGGTCGTGCTGGTAGCCGTCGCTGGCAGCGGCATGTCGAAGGTGAAGCCGCCGGCAACGAGAGCCTTGATCTTGAATGAGGTGCCCGCGGCAATGATGCGATTGCCGATCGATACCGCAAGCTGAAACGCGAAGGTGGTCCCGACACCGACGCCCAGCGGCGTGGTGGTGTTGACCGTGACGGTGGTCGAGCCCGATGCCACCGTGAAGGTCGTGGTGGTTGCAGGCGGGCCGGTCTCCAGGATGTAGCCGCCCGGCAGCGCGACAGTCTGCACGCCGAGGTCATAGACCGTGTCCTGCACGACGAGTTGCACGCCGACATCCGTACCAACCATAAGATTTTTGCTATTGCTGAGATCGAGCCAGGCGTGCATGCGGCGGATGATGGCGGCGAAGGGGTTCTGGAACAGGCGTTCCCAACCCATCCACTTTTCCAGCAAGCCGTTACGCCAGCGCACGAGATTGCCGCCGTACCAGGCGCCGGTGGCCTGGACCTGCGTCGCTTGCGACTGGAAGCCGGGGGGCGGCTGAGGTTTTGCCAGCGGCATTTTCGTCTCGTCAAGGCGCCGGCGGCGCGGCGGCGGAAGCAGCCTCCGGATCGATTCCGGACATGCGCCCCGCCTCCATCATGACCCCTTGGCGCAGGGCCTGATACTGCGCTTCCCAACTCACCGCACGCGCCGGATCGTCGGATTGCGCGCCAAAATCGCGCTGATAGCCGGTGCCGTAGACCATGCACGCGGCAATGAATAGTTCGGGGTAGAGCACGCTGAGGAAGGTCTGATCGTTGGCCGGCGACAACGGATCCGGGCGAATGTCGCCCAGCAACTCGGCGGAATACGCCTTGTCCGGCGTCGGCATCAATCGCACCTGGTATACGATATCGGGCACCGGAACGGCGAGGGGCGTCACCAAGCCCAAGACCGCGTACTTCTGCGGAAGGCCGGGCTGCAGCGACGCTTGCGGCCAGAAGAAATCCAGCGACTCTACGGAGACACGCTCCAGCGGATTGCGCAGGCTGGTGAAGCTGACTGGTCCCACCGGGGTGCACACGTTGATCGCGCGCAGCACACGCACGTTGCCCGGCAAGGAGAACTCGCGGTTGAGCGCGGTGAGCGTCACCGGCTGGGTGATTTTCTTGGCGAGAAATCCCAGTTCGCGATAGATGCGCCCATCGGCATAGAGGAACATGCTGGGGATGATGCGCGTGAAATTGGAATCGTCGTCGTTAAGTTGGACGGCCAGCAGCGTTTTGAGTTGCGACACGACCTCGTCGTAAACCATGTGCGCTCTTTCTCTGTCTCTTTCAGGTGCTTTCAGGTGACCGCGGCCACGCCGCGGATATGCGACCATAAGCTCCTGGTATTGCCCAAGGTGGTGACGACCTCGGCGCGCACCACATAGGTCACGCCCGGGATGAGACCGCCGACACGCTGGATCGTCATCGTCTTGGCAGCGCCGCCGTAGGGAACGACCTCGGTGGAGGTGCCCTGCAGATGCGCGCTGGGATTGGGATCGAGGGTGGGATCGGTGCCGACAATCGCCTGTATCAGCCACTGCGACGACATCAACGTCTCGTTGTGATCGACATCGTTCACGAAATCGAGGCCGAGAACCTCGGACTCGTCGGTCTCCTGCGGCGAGAAATCCTGACCCACGTACAAGACCGCCTCCTATTACTGCCACATCCTACTTGATTCTATCGAACTCTTCGCACCTCGTTCTTGAGCGCCTGGTCCGGCGCGACCAGCGTGCGCAAACCGGAGGGCATGAAAAATACGCTTTGGTTGACGAAGAAGCCCGGCAGCACCCCGACCGCGATCGGTGCCGGCGTGTAGATCGTGGTGGAACTGGCGAGCAATGGCGGCAGCAACCGCACCAGCGGAATAATCGTACCCGCGACGTCGCGGTCAAACCACGCATAGGTAGATGGCCCGCTGTCGTCGAACCAGCCGGAGGTGAGATACTGCGGTTCGTAGACAATCTTCGTCGCCATCGGCTGCAACCCTCATAGGTTTTACTTAGCGAAGCCAAATACAGAGACTGTACCAGTGAAAGCTTGTCCACCACTCAAAACGAACCGTATCGCATTGATCGCAGTGGCCTGATTGTAGGACCCGGCAACCGTAACACGACTGAAAGTCGTTGGCGTGTAGCCGCCCCAGAAAGCACACTGCGAGTCAAAGTACTTGTAGAGCGTCGTAGACAAGGGTCGATGGACGTAAAGCTCGAAATTGATTGCGGCGGGAGACGGCGACAAATTGGTGGCACCGACACCCTGCCCTCCCGTAAGCTGAATGCCCGTTATGGTGCCACCGGGCCCCCAACCACCGACCGCTGCCTGATTTGCGGCGGTCGAGGTTTGGTTACTCGCATTCCCCGCCCAATAGTAGTTCGTGCCAGCGGTGATCCATGTGCTGCCGTTATCTTGCGAAACTTGTACTTGCAGTTCGGCCGCAGTTGCAGAGGAAACAGTGAAGCCATTGCCAATGAACAGATACTCGTCGTAGGTGCTTGTGATCAACGAGGTGATGTTCAGCGCTGTCGCAGCGCTGACGCTGACGGTGCCGAGAAAAGTGAGCCCGCCAGCAGCCGTTGGCGGCGCCGCCCAGGTGCCATCCGCGCGCAGGAAATTCGTCGTGCCGCCACCCGAGGAAGGCGCCAGACCCTGCAGCGTGCTCGTGAATAGACCGAGATCGGCGGTCAGCTGCGTAGCAGTGACATCGATCGGCGCTGCAGCAATGCCGGTATTGTTGCCCTTGTAGGTATGCCCGTTCATGCTGGCCAAGCGCGCGTTGGCCAAGGTGCCAGTCCAACCGAGTGTCAGCACCTGCGCGGCGATGCTGCCCGTTACGTTGGTGTCGTTGGTAACACCTTGCACCACGTTCGCGTTGAGCCGCGTGGCCGCCAGCGTGCCGCTCCACCCCGCCGTGATCGACGATGCCTGCAGCAACGCCGTCGCTGGCGTGCCGCCCAGCGTCAGCGTGACATTGGTGTCGTTGGCCGCGGTCAGCGCCGCGGGCGTGACGCCGCCACTGGGCGTCGTCCATCCGGTGTCGTAGTTCGTCGCCGAGTTTTTCGCGAGAACTTGTCCGGTCGTGCCGCCGACTGGGACACCTTGCCCGGGCGGCCCTTGTGCGCCTGTGGCACCCGTTGCGCCTGTGGCGCCTGTCGCGCCCGCCGGGCCTGTCGGACCTGTGGGCCCCGGCACGGTGCTGGCAGGGCCTGTCGGCCCAGGCGGCCCGGGCACGGTGCTGGCAGGACCTTGCGGCCCTTGCACGCCTTGGGGACCTTGAACACCTTGCGGTCCCGGAGGTCCTGGCGTGCCCCCGGTATTGACGGTGACTGCCGCAGGCACGATGGCGGTGACGTTGAACGGCCCAGGCGGACTGACGGTGACGTCGATCTCCATATCCATGGCTATGGACCCACCACCACGGTGCTGTCGGTCACGTCAGGCGTGACCGTCACCGGGCCGCCGACCGGGGTGAGGACATCGCCATTGGAATAAGTCAGCTGCAGATCCCAGTTGCCCTTGGAGGGCAGATTGTGGCTGTCCGTCGGCGCGAGATAAACCGTGACCGTGTTTGGCAGCGTGACGGTGCAGGTCAACTCGGTAATCTGCGTGCCAGCTGGTCGCTCACGTATCTCGCTTTTGGCGACGACCCCGGTGAGATCGATCGGATTGTTGTTTACGTCCCACAGCTGCACCTGCAGACGCAAGCTGTCCCCGCGGTAGATGGCCAAAGGCAGGCTTGCTGGCTGCATCGGGCACCGTCACGGTCAGGACTTTGTTTCGTAAATCTGGGTTTCGCTGGGATGGAACGGCGCCTGCACCATCTGAGTGAAGGGGAACAGGGTTTTGCGCTTGCCGGTCACGCTATCGTAGTGCAGTTCCAGCAGGACCTTCTTGCCGCGAGCGAAGATATCATCGATCACCGACTCGGCCTCCTTGCGCGACGGCGTCGTCATGCGAATAGTGTTGACCAGCAGGTTCAACGCAATCGTGTAGACTTGATCGATCGGCATGCCTTCACAGCGCGTAATGAGGGCCGCGAATAGCTCGCGCGCGTCGGGCGCGCCATCGAGAGAAGCAAGAAGCGGATCCTTCACCTTACGATTTCCTTATAACGCGAAGATTCCCTGCGTGGCCCAAGTCACGATCAGATTGCCGCCGTTCGGCGTCATCGGGAACCCGACCACGCCGGTATCCTCATAAAGCACCAGCCGCCAGGTCGTGTTGGGGCCGCTATTCGACCGATAGATCACGAACGCCCCGATCACCGTGCCGCTCACGGCGGTAAAGACTATGCCATCGGTCTTGAAGACGTTCGCCGTGAGTACCGGGGTGGTCAGCTGCGTCGGCGTTCCTTGCACATTTGTGACGGTGCTGAAGAACTGGTGGCTATCCGAATAGACATATCCGCCGGATCCGATCGTCACCAGCGCCAGGTAGCAACCGTTCACGCCGGTCTGGTCGAGCGACTTGTTGGTCGCCACCTCGGTCATCAGCGCGTTCTTCCAAAGCGGGTAGACGGAGTTGGCCACGGCATCCTCACGGTATGATCGGCGGCTTGTATTCCGGCGTAGTTTTATCCGGCCCATGCTTCTCCGGCCGCGGGTTGAGAATCGGCGGCGGGTCCGCCGGCAAGCGCAGCGGCCGCACCGTCGGGTTGGGCACGTCCCAGCAGGTCTGACACACGAGGTGGCCGGTCGCGCGCAGCTGGTTACCCATCCAGCGCATCTCACCGATCAACTCGCGGCGCAGATATTGGAAGCCGCACATGTCACAGATGCCGAACGCCTGCGGATGTTGCGGGTCGACCTTGGCGTGGCCCTTTGGTGCGAAGCCGCCCATTAGTACACCGCCGTCGTGTAGATGCTCATGGCCGGGACGATGCGCAGCTGCGCGTTCTCCACGTCCCGCTTCTTGGCCTTGTCGAAGGCGCCGATCGCACGCGCCGCCAAATCGGTCATGCGCGCTGGCGCGTAGAGTTCCGCCAACCTGAAGGCGAGCCCGGAGATGTAGGCTTCGAGGAAGCGATACGGCACCTCCGGTCCCAAGCCACCCGGCACGCTGGCGTCCTGCATCTGCCGCGCGCGGAAGAACTTGAGCGTATACGGCGTAGCACTGTCCGGCGGCTGCCACAGCGTGATCGTCGGGTTCAGCGTGAGATTGAACCAATAGACCGTGGGGCGCGCCGGCGTGGTCTTGTCGGGGTAGGCCGCATAGGTGTCACGATCGATCGAGGTGAGAATGCGATCCCGCGCCGGAACGCCGGTCTCGATGTAGGCGGCCATGATCATCACGGTCGTCGGGTCGACGTCGTAGGTGGCGATGCCGGGGTTGAGATTTATGCTCTGCAGGTCGACGGTCCAAAGATTGACCTGGTCATTCGACCACTCGACTTGCAACAGGTTGGCGGCCATCGCCGCATCGAACAGATGCTCGACGGTGATCGCCGGACGGCGTATCTGGCAGCGCCCATAGGCCGCAATAACAACGTCGGCGAAGGGAGGGGACCATGCGAATGTGTTACTGGTTTGCGTCATCTCTCACCCGACGACAACGACCGGGATCGGCTGGCCGGGGCCCGTCGGCGTACCGGCGCTGAGCATGATCATCGGTACCGACTGGATCGGGGCATAGGGTGTACCGGCGGTCATAACCACGACCGCCTGCGGCTGCACCGGCGCCTGCGGCGGCATCGGCACGTTGCCCGTGACGACGGGTATAGGCATGACCGTCGGCCACGGCGACGGCGGCGCGGTCACCTGGACGGCAGGGATGGAGTTTATCGGGGCAATCGGTCCGGGCATTGTTTATTCATCCCTGATTTGAGGAGAAGCCGGCCCCTTGCTTGCCGCGGAGGAGGACGACGATTCACTCCGAAAGGGCGCCGGCCTCTCCCTTCCCCGTCATCTTGAGCATGATGCAGGGGAAGCTTATTTGCGAACATTGAGCGCAAAGTTGACCTTGCGCATCATCGCCGTGTTGCCTGTGCGTTTGGCCTGCGCCTTCTTGGCTTCCAGGCTCGACGTCGGGATTTTCTGTCCTTCCTTGGCGCCCATGGCCTTGCGCAGCGAGCCGACGGTGCCGCGGCGTTCCATGCTCGCGCGCGCCTTGCCGATCCATTTGCCGCCGCTGTCGCCGCCGGTTTTGAGGCCCTCAGTCGGTCCGGTCAGCGGCGGCGGTTCTCTGCTTTCTCCGGGCTTGGGCTTGCGGCGAACCGAACTGATACCGCCGCCGTCCTGGTAGTTCTTGGGCATGGCGTAGTCCCTGCCCTTGAGGAAGCTCTCCTCAGTCTTTGGCCGCATCCAGTCCTCGGTCCTGCGCGCGATGTCCTCGCCGACACGCGGGCCGCCGGCGCTCTCGCCCGGCCCGGGACGCGGGACTCTGCCGCCGGCCTGGCGCTTCATATCGGCACGGCGCTGCGCGTTGCCGCCCTCGACCTTGCCCTGGAACGCCGGCGCCTTCTTTTTCTTCTTCACCAGATTGAGGAGGTTCTTGTCTTTGCGTCTCATGACAGCACCTCCGCGCTTATAGGCGGCCTCGATTCGTGCCGGCCGCACCCGTGCGTTGGCATACGGATTTTGCTCATACTCGACGAGCGGGTTTCCGCCTCCTTCCATCATTTCCCTCGCTTCATGAAGTGTCCGCGGCGAAACGTGGAGCGATCGGCGCGCTTGCTCGCGTTATCGCCGCTGACTTTGGCGTGGAAGGTATTGGTGGTGACGCGCTTGGGGTTGGGCGGCCAGCGCATGGGTTTGCCGCCCGGCGCCGGCTCCGCGGCTTCGCCTACAAAGTCGTCAAGCTCGTCGCGCGGGGAGTTGCCGAGTGGGCCGCCGCGCTTGCGTTCACCAGCGCTCGTAGTGCGTGCCATCGGCCTCTCCCATCACCATCATTGTGGTGAATGCGCGGAGGCCGCTGTCAGTCGGCCTCGCCAGTTCCCCGGACGTCATCTCGTCCAGCCGCGCATCTCCTCACGACGTCGGGAAGCTGCCATAGACAGCGCGCCAATCAAAGTAAGAGAAGGCGTATCTTTCTCTCCCCTTCACCTTGAGGTTGTCGGTATCGAAGTCCACGTACATGTCCATTTCAAACGGCACGCGGTCGTAGTAGATCAGACCTCTTTTGTCGGTTTTGACAAACCAGGCATAGGGCGAGGTGAGGAACTCGTCGACGATGTAGTCGCGCAGCCCGCCGCCGACATGTTGGATGGCGTTGATGTCGTTGTCGTTCGTTCCGGGGCGAAGCTCGCTTCTAAGCAGTCTCACGATGACTTGTTCGAGCGCAGCTGGGACCAGGACCAGTTCCGCACGGGCGGCGATTTTGATGTTGCGCTCGTCGACCCAGTTGTTGCGGATGACGGTCATTGCCGTGAGCAATGAACTCTCGTTGAGGTCGATATCGGTGCCGGGCCGGTTGCCCACGGTGCCGACGTCGATGGGATGGCCGGTCGAGAACAACGCGACCTGATCGCCGCCGACCGTGGAGTCGTAGACGGTGCCGGTGTTGAAGATGTTCGCGGCGTAGATCTCTTTCGTGACGGCAAACACGTCCTGCAGGCCAAGGTTCGACGGGTTAAACTCGGCTTTATACTGGTTATCTTCCACCGCTTTGCGGGTGATGATGTAGCCGAGGCTCAATTCCTTCATTTCCGCGTTGTAGAGCCATCTCTCACCAGCACGCTC